TAATATAGATTAGTATATATATTTCAAAGAGCCTTGACATTATAGACATTTTAATACTATCTTTCCACTATTTATAGTGTAGATTTCCTCTAAACAATATTTAGGGTGATTCAGAAAGAGAGCGTCAAAATGTCTCTAAGTAATTTGAATCCTTTAGCTATGCCAAGAAACTTTAGTCAACCAACTGCTCAAACAACGCCGTCTGTTTCTCCACAGGAATGGGAATATATTCAGACAATGCGTAGAACTGGTTGGGACACAAATCAGCAACCGCAAATTCAGCAACAACCACAGATTCCACAATCAGACCCTTATGTAGACTTTGTTAATGAGTTTTCAAAATGTTCTTCAGTTGTACAGAACAAGATATTGAATGACCCAGAATTTAAGCCTACCATGGATGATTGTGACAAAAGAATCCAAGCTATGGTAGAAGATTTAATTCGTCCGCAGCTTATGCAGACCCCAGATGGAAGAATTGCTTTTGAAAAAATGCTTGCTACATTTAGACAAGTTAGAGATAAATATTCAAAAGAAGAATCTGACAATTTAGAAGCACTACAGATGGTTATGCAGGATGAAGTTGTTAAAAAGAGAATTGCGGAACTGAATAAACAGAAGGCTGGTGTGACCGAATGATTTCTGATAGAGAAATTGCTAAACAGGTCATACAGAGAGATATTAGAAATATCTACAGACAACTTCCTCAGATAACAAATAACATCGGTATAAATATTTCACCTATGTTAAGTTTATTTGAAGATAAAGTATTGTCTTATGCTGATGTTGGTATAGAAACAGCACTTGATTGGCTCTTTGGAAAAGACGCATCTGGTGATTTAGATGAAGCTACAGAGATTGCCAAAATGGTGACTAATGATAAAATTGAAGAATACAGAAAGCGTATTCGTGAATCTAAAGAGAAACAAGAATTGAGTAATCTAATCAATCAAAAATGATTATTAAATTATTCAAATTATATTACTACATATTCGCTTCTTTGTGAAGTTGAGAAGAAGGTAATATTATGTCTTGTTGTTATCCTGTTGTTTATGTAAAGTCGTTTACTGGTTCTGGTACTGGTGTTATGCTACTAGATGGCACTCCTGAAGATGCTATTGAAGATAGACCTTTTGCTACCAGATTCTACAATTTCAATATGGTAATTACCGTTCCATTTTCTTTCAGAAATACAGATGCAATTCAGCTAACCGATAATTCAAGCACAAATGTTTATGCTTTAATTGATAGGGCTGGTAAACCAATTCTTGGTGAACAGCTTAGAATGTATGCTGGTAATCGCAGAGCATTGAGTTGTAGATTTGATAGTGTGACAAACACTATTACAGTTCTTGGTTGTGTCACTCCTACTGGTTATTATGTTACAAGTTGGGTTGCTTATTGTGAATCTAAAGCTGAAGGTAAAACTATTACTGACCCAATGCAGACAGAACCTATTGTAATCGAAGCAGATGGAGAAGCCGCTTCTGCTGGTACTACATCTACAACTTAATCTATTCACTTTAATTGAATAAAAAGGAGTGAATAGTATTGATTATGCCAAATAACTATCCTGTTAATAATCCATCTAATGCTTGTGGAACTACATCTAAATGTGGTGGATGTGTATATAAACTGATTTGTGACCGTTCACCTTATTGTCGTATTAAGAACAATAGCACTAATTTAGATTTATCTCCTGTTACTAATGAACTAACACAGTTTGAATCAGCAATGGGCAAAGAGCTAAAGACTATAAGTGCTAATATGAATACAGTTGGTTCTAACCTAAATGTTCTCAATAATAATATAAATAATATTGGAACAGCAATAAGTGAAATAAATACTAAGTTAGATGAAATATTATCTAAACTTAGTTCATCAAAAGTTGAATTAGATGATACAGTTCAATCTGTAGATGCAGAAGAAGTTACCGAAGATGAACAAGGTATTGTTCCATTTACTAATGCTAGTGATGATACAGTACTTGTTCAGAAAAAGAATATTTTCGGAAAAACTAAATGGGTGGAAGAAAAGAAATAAATTTATATTATAGAAATTATAGAGATTTTTGCAAACCTATGAATATTCTTGTAGATTTACAAAAGTCCCTGTAGGGACATAATTAAAATATTTGTGTAAATTTTGAAAGGGTGCCGCCGCACTCTCGTGACTTTAGTCGTGAGTTAGGCGGCATTTCCCCTCGAAAAATGAGATGGAAAATGGTATAATAAATACGAGGCTTATATCAATAATCAAACTCGTAAGCCATAATGAGGAGGTGACTACAGCATGGATATATTTACAGCGTATGATGTCAAAATCAAACACTACAATCATATCTTCAAGGACACTGTTGCCGTGTATCGCCGTGCTGTAGACTTCCTCATTGCCGTGTGTGATGCGGAGTGGGATACTGTATTGCATTTAACCGGCTCACACGCACGGTTAAATTACATGGAAGCGGTGGTGCATCGGACAAAAGAGCATCCTGTTCCAAAGTACGATTTCGATGCCCGATTTTATAAATTTCCGAGTTATCTGCGTCGAGCTGCTATCACTGACGCTATCGGGAAGGTGGCATCGTATCGTTCCAACCTGGAAAACTGGAATCTCAATCCCAAAGGCAACGCACCGTCCCTTCCGAAAGCGGGATATGTATTTCCCACCATGTATCGGGACAATATGTATGTCCGGATCAGCGATTATGCAGCTCAGGTCAAGGTGTACGTTCGGAACACATGGGACTGGATTACGCTTGACCTTCGGAAGTCCGACATCGACTACATCACGCATCATTGCTCAGACCGTAAACATTGCGTTCCTTCGCTCGTTCAGCGCGGCAAGGAGTGGTTTCTATCGTTCCCGTTTGAGGAGAACGTAAAACTCCGCACCGTAGATGTTTGTGACCAAACTGTTGTGGCTGTGGATTTGGGTATCAACACCGCAGCTACGATTAGCGTAATGCGTTCGGATGGCACTATCCTGGCTAGACGCTTTTGCAAGCTCACACAGGAAATAGACCATCTCAGCCATGCGCTCAATCGTATCAAGAAGGCACAACAGCATGGGAACTACAAAACACCGCGCTTGTGGGAAAAAGCCAAAGGCATCAATCACGATATATCAGCGAAAACCGCAACGTACATCATGGACGTCGCGATGGAATATAACGCTGATACCATCGTGTTTGAGCATCTGGATCGGAACGGCAAAATTCGCGGCTCGAAGAAGCAGAAAATCCGTATGTGGCGCAGTCAGGAAGTCCAAAACATCGTTTCCAACAAAGCACATCGGCTCGGCATGAGAATCAGCCGTGTTTGCGCCTGGGGGACCTCCGGACTGGCCTACGACGGTTCTGGCCGAGTTGATCGCGGCAGAGACGCCGGATTCACCACCAACGAATTGTGCCGGTTCCGGAACGGTAAAATCTACAACTGCGATTTGTCTGCGTCCTACAATATAGGAGCCAGATACTTTATCCGAGAACTCTTAAAATCCGAGACAGTGATGTCCAGGTTGTCCACGGAGCCAAAAGATGCTCCGTGGTACAAGAGAAGCACCTGCACGTTCTCTACGCTCATTAGCCTTAATGCGGTACTCGCAGCTTCTTAGCTGTGAGTGGCTGAGTTATGGCCGCATCGTAGAAACGCAATCCACCCGCCTAAAGCGGGGAGGCATCGCTAGATGCCTGTTGGAAGCACGTCACTTTAGTGATGTGAGGCTTCACAGGGTGACTAGAAAGTATGACTTTGGTGTACAAAGCGTTTATCTGCGAAGATTTCATTACGAGAGAAGGTGACCTTCTATGAAATATTCTAACGATAAGTACTTTTCATGTTATTCTCCAAACCTTAAAGAATATTTAGTATCTAATGGGTTTGAGGTTAAAAGCCAATTCGTTAATGTTCATACGAGCAAAACCTGTTGGATTTTCGATAGAACGGATAGTCTGTCTGTTTATTTAACACAGTGGACTAAAAATAAATCTAATATAAATATCTTAGACTGAGTAAGAAAATCACAAATAATACTTGACAAATTGATTATTTTGTGGTATAATACAACCAAAGGGATAAATATATATTATTATATCTATCTCAACGATTGTGAAGGGTTGCGTCTTATTTGGGCTTAATATATAAATTAAAAAATTATAAACTATTCTTTTGTATAGTTTTGTCAATATTTTTGATTTTTAACATCTTCTACTATTTTGGTGTTTATTACAATAACAATGAAATCATTTTTACTGAATCGGATAGATGTATTTTTACTTTATTTAGTATGTGCGTTATAATTGTTAGTGTACTATCTGTCTATTTTGCTTTTAAGATAAGGAGAATGAACAGAACATTGAACGAGGTTCGTAATTTGATTGAAGAATTACAAGACGATTTAGCAGATGTAGAGGATGGAAATGTTAAGCTACATAGGTCTACTCAGATAATGATTATGAATATATGTCAGAAGTTAGGAGTAGTAATTGATGCAGAGAACTGCCAATTCCGCAAGAAGTAAAAAATGGTTAAACCGTAATAGACTTGATAATGACTTTTGTAAGGAATATGTCGATAGTCTATGCAAACAGAAATTTAGTTCAACTGAATATTCTTTTGCAACTTATAATGGGGATTCGACAGCTTTATATATTACATCTAATCTACACTCTTATATGATTTTTGTAGATGAAGAATATATTTGTCTGAAACTTATGGAAGAAAACACTAAAGAAAGTAATAGATACCATGAATTGAAAATTTTCTATGGTGATAACTGCTGGATTGAATGTCTTTCATATATAAAAAATAGAATCTGAGAAAAAGGGAAATTACATGAATTTTATTTTAAGTTTTTTAATTTATAATCCGCTAGAAGCTATGATAATTATTTTACTAATGCTTTTAGTTTCTAAAAATAATATGAAAATTGATGCTATCATATTAAATAGCTATATTCTTGGAACTTTGAATCTTGTGTTTCAATCTATGACAGAATTAAGCTACGGAACAATAATTTATCCAATTATAGATGTTATTGTCCAGTTTGTCATTCTTCCAGTTATATTATGTGAGTATTGCAATAGGATTATGAATATTAGACTTAGATTCTATAAAATATACATATTAAGAATATTATGTAGTTTTACTACATTGATTATACTATTGTTATTTAATAGGTTTTCTATTGTTAATATCTTTGCTAATTGTATTTATGTCCATCAGGAACTATTTGCGAATTTAAGTATTCGCATTATACAATTTGCAATATTAAGAACTGTAAAGATTATGAAGGGTGATGCAGAATATGAAAGAACTACTAAAGAAAATTGCTGAAAACAAAGTAGAAGAAGCATTTACTGATTGGAGATTCTTCTCTCCTGAAAAACCTAAGATTCTCAAAGAAAAGATTGAGAATAAGAAGGTCGAATCAGACCTAAAATAATCTTTAGATTATTATTATTGAAATTATAGAATATAAGGGGAGGGCTAAACTTGGTTTTAGCCCTCTTTTTTCGCGTTTTGAGGTGTTCAAATGAATGTGTTTGAATGGATAGAGGATATATCTTTAAGAATTGCAAAGAAAATCGGAGAAGATGAAGAACAAGATTCTGTAGATTTATACAAGTATACAATTTTTATGATTCTATCCGAATCCTTCTCTTTCATTGGAGGACTTATATTCGCGATTCTTTTTAGATGTACCGTTCCATATATTATATTGAATATAGTATTTGCTTTACTTAGAAGCGGTGCAGGAGGTTATCATTGTCCAACCTTTGCTAGTTGCTTTTGGGTAAGCAATGCTTTGTTTGTATTGTTTAGCTGGCTATCTGTTACTTGTGTAGATTATTATATGTATACATTTATTTTGTCAGCTTTTGGTGGAATATTCATCATGCCTGTATGTCCTAAACCTAGTGACCATAGCCCATCAAGAGGTTATTATGAGGATATTAGATTTAGGAAGATATATCGAAATTGGTTACTTGTGTTCATCGCGTTGAGCGCATTATCTATATATTTTGGATATTTTTTAATTAGTAGTACAATTAGTTTTTCTATCTTATCTGTTGTGTTTATTGTATCACATACAGGTGAGAGAATCATAAGGAGTATTCTCAGACTGGTGTACGACTAAACGGCTATTAGAGCAGACGCTATAAGAGTTAATTTTGTAGCGCCTGTTATGGTAGTTGTGGCTACGAGGGACAAGAGGATTGTTAAATCTATTATCGAAATGGGGAAAGCTGGAATGACTTGGATAACAATACTTGTGTCTGTACTAGGCGCACTAGGAATACCTTCTGTAATTTCTTTTCTAGTGACGAGGCACTTTAATAAAAAAGATAAAAAAGATGAAAAATATGACGATGCAATAAAGAGACTAGAAACAGTTGAACAAAAGGAAAGTAACTGCGAAAGAAAATATACTATTGAATCTGGCAGAATAAATGAAGAACTTTCTGACATTAAGAAAACCCTCAAGTTTTTGACAAGTGGAGAACAGGCTATTCTAAGAGACAGAATTATTCATGCTTATAATCACTATTATAAAGAAAAGAAATTTATGCCTATTTATGCCAGAGAATCTTTAGACCATATGTATCAGGAATATCATAATCTTGGTGGTAATGGTGTTGTAGAAGATTTGATTAAGAAACTATATCAACTTCCTACCGAACCAGAAGAACCATATATTCCTGATGATGTATATACTGATGATTGATATTTTTCACATAATAAACATTATATAATATAATATTATTATGTGGTGATTATTGTGTCAAGAATTAAGAAAATCATGGAACGCGCTGTTTCGGAAATAATGACAGCACAAGATTATATTAAGATTGCAGAATCTTTTTGTGACCAAGAAGAAATTGCTCTTAAATTTCAGGAAATTGCAAAAGACGAAATAGAACATCATAATTATGATATGGATATTATTGAAAAAGAAATCAAAAGATGTAAGGAATCAGGCGAGGAAGTTATGGAACTCAAGGATTCCTTATTTTATGATGTTTACGAAGATTGGTTCAGAGAAGTAGATGATAGAGTGAATAATTTCAAAGTTAAGAAATGATAATTATGATAATTGCACTTGATTCATTAGCTGAAATAGCTAATTCTAATTTAGTAAGTGGAATTGCTAATATATCACAGTTCTATAATATCTATCAATCTACAAAAGCAGCAAATTATTCTCAGATAGTATCTGAACTACAGAATCAAAATGCTCATATAGATAAATTGTTTGATGAACAAACACATACTATATTAAATGAACTTGCAGCAGATATTCAAATTGCAATAGAGCAAAACAATAAGATTATCCAACAGAATGAAGAATTGTTAAAAGTATTAAGAAGTGATGACAATGGTAATAGGTGAAGTCAATACACTTTCTAATCTAACAAATGTTGGTATAACATCTGCAATACTTAATGTTAATTTAGAAAATTATAGAATTAACAAAGAACTTTTGGATATAAGCCAAAAAGTACTAGATAAATCTTCTGGTAAAGAGTTATTAGATATTCTAACAAAAATAGAAGAAAATCAAGAAAAGATAATTCAATTACTGGAAAATAAGGAGTCAAGGGGTTTATTATGAATTTAGCTAAAGGTATTGGAGAAAGTCTAAAGGATTACAAGATTAGACTACTATCTAATAAAGATATGTATGGTCTTTCTTTTCAGCAAATAGCTGACTTGATAAATACTGAAAGTGGAGAAACCAAGAACGAAAGTACATACAGAAAATGGTGGAGTGGATATAAAGAAGGAGTTGCTGATGCTGAAAAGCGACTTATAAATAGTGATGAACTTCTTCAAGAATACGAAAATAAGCGGATTGAAGCAGAAAAGGCAAGAATGAGATTCTTTGACCAGAGAACCGCTTATAATAAGAATGTTAGAAGCGAAGCGCGTTTCGATGAATTAAAAAACATTCTTTTAGATAGTATTTCTTCTATCACTCCCTATGAATCTAAATTTTATAATGTTGTAAATTCAGATAACGATTTACTTGTTGCACTAAATGATATTCACTTTGGTGCAAATATCAATAATAGCTGGAATATTTACAATCCAGATGTAGCCAAAGAAAGACTTGAAAAATATATCAAAAATATTATCAATATTAGGAATACTCATAATTCTGAAAATTGTTATATTTGCGTAAATGGAGATTGTATTAGTGGTAACATCCATCCTACAATTCAGATTTCTAATAGAGAAAATGTTGTTAAACAGGTTATGGGTGTTTCAGAACTAATCTCTTGGTTCGTAGCTGAACTTTCTCCTTATTTTAATAATGTATATTTTTCTTTAGTAAGCGGAAACCATTCAAGACTATCTACAAAAGATAATAGTCCTAAAGACGAAAGGCTTGATGATTTAATTCCTTGGTATGTCAAGGCAAGACTTTCTAATATTGAAAATCTTTATTTTGTAGATAATACGTTGGATGGCACTATCAATATTGTAAATATTCGTGGACTTAACTATGTGAATGTTCACGGCGACTATGATAATTTTTCTTCTTGTGAAAAACTAATTAGTATGCTATATGTTCCTGTATATTGTGTTCACATGGGGCATCTACATCATAACAAAACAGATTGGGTTCAGAAATACAAAGTAATCATGTCTGGTTCTCTACAGGGAATGGATGATTATTGTATTTCTAAACGTATCTTTGGTAAAGCACAAGAACTTGTTTGTGTCTGCAATACCGAAGGTATACTTTGTACTTATGATGTAGATTTGCAATAATAAGGGGATGAAAGGGATTGGGCAGACCAAAGAAACAAGTTCAACAACCAGAACAGGTTAAAGTTAGATGTATTAGATGTGGCGGTTATGCCCAGTCTAATTTCTATCAAACTAAAGACAAGAACAGAAAATTCTATTCTAAAGTACCTTATTGTAAAAACTGCGTTAAAGAATTATTTGCAGAGTATCAAAAGAAGTATAGAGATAACCATAACCTAGCTTTCTATTATTTGTGTAGAAAGATAGATATTCCATATATTCATTCTAATTATGTAGGTGCGATGGAGAACATCAAAAATCCTGATTCTAAGATTTATGGTGAAGAAAACTTCGTTTCTGCTTATATGAAAGGCTTTGCTTTTGCAGAACAAAATGGATGGGGTTATACATTTGATGATTCACAAGGCGAAAAAGACATTGAAGGTATTGCTTCTTATGATGAATTTACAAAGGTTAAAAAGAATAAGAAAGTAGCAAATAGTACCAATAGTGATGATTATGAACTGATTGAATATGATACCGAATATCTTCAAAGTAAATGGGGTATGTTTGATAATAACGACTTGTCTTATCTTGAATCTGAGTATTTAGATTGGAAAGATAAGCTAGGCGGTAATATCAGTGAAAAGTCTATTGATATTATTGTGAAACAGATTTGTTTACAGTCTTTAGATATTCAAAAGTCCAGAGAACAGGGCGACGATGTAACTAAGCAGATTAAAACGCTTAGAGACTTAATGTCTGATGGCGGTCTTGTTGAAAAGCAGAATCAGGTATCAGATATAGTAAATAGTTCTGTTGGACAAAGAATTGAAGATATTGAAAATTTAAGACCTGTTTATGCACCTGACCCAGATTTAACTGATGTAGATAATATGGAAAAACTTATCATTGGGTTTGCTGGTGCTACATCAAGAGCGCTTGGTAAAAATAACTATTATACTGAAAAGTTTGAAGAACTTTACAGAGATTATAGTATAGATATAATTGAGAATCTCCGTAGTGATAGTAACGAAAACATCGAAGTACCACCAGTAGAGGGTGATTCCGATGGATAATAGTAATAATAAGATTATCATAAAAAGACCTAAAAAGGAAAATATAAGCATTAAAGAAAGGCGTAATGAAAATATTGAAAAATGGGTTGCTTTTTGGCGAAGCAATCCACATAGATTTATTACTGATTACTTAGGATTAAAGCTATATGATTTCCAAAAGGTTCTTATTTATGAAATGAACTTCTACTCAAATTTTATATTTGTTGCTAGTCGTGGTAATGCAAAATCTACTTTAACACTTTTGTTTAGCTTGCAAAGATGTATTCTATATCCAAGCCAAAGAATTGTTGTAGTATGCCCTGTAAAATCACAGTCAAGAAACTTTATAAAAAAAGTAGAAGAATTTATGCGTGAAAGTCCTAACTTACGGAGAGAAATTGATGAAATCAAAACAGGAATCAATGAATCGCATATACGGTTTAAGAATGGTTCAATGCTATTTGCCGCTCCTTACAGTGAAAACTCACTAGGGTTTCGTGCAAATATCCTTATTGTAGATGAATATGTTAGAACTGATAAAGATGTTATTAACAGAGTCTTTATCCCTATGCTTACATCGCCTAGAGTTCCACCATATCATTCATTAACTCCTAAAGAAAGAGAAGCACTACCAGAAGAACCTCAGAGACAGATATACCTGAGTTCTATTAGAGGTGCAGATGAATGGTCTTATAAGGAATTTGAAAAATATATAGAACACATGGTAAATGGTGATAGGGATTATATAACCGTTGCACTTCCGTATCAATTTGGTGTTAAAAATAAGTTTATTACTAAAAAGATAGTTGAGCAACAGTTTAAGGACAATGCCGATGCTATAGAATTACTTACAGCAGAATATATGGCTATTCCTGAAAGAAACTCTGGAAATTCGTTCTTTAAGTATTCTGACATGGATAAAGCTAGAACTAATGCTAAAGCATTGATTGCTATGAGTGATGATGAATATATTGAATACAAAAATAATAAGACTAAATGGGATTATTATATAGAGAAATTTCCAAATGAAATAAGAATTTTAACTATGGATGTTGCCGTGATGGAAAGTTCCAAAAACGATAATACGGCTATGTGGATTATTAGGCTAATACCTGATAATGGTAAGTTTAGAAAACTTATTTCCTACGGAGAAAGTATGCACGGTATTAACTCGCTCACTCAAGCAAAAAGAGCAAAACAACTTTTTTATGAATTAGATTGTGATTATTTCGTACTTGATGGACAAGGTGTGGGTGTGGGCGTACTAGATGCTTGTACCACAGAGACATACGATGAACTTAGAGATGTTACATATCCAGCTTGGACTGTTACAAATTATAATGATGTTAAACTTGAAAACAGAGTTATTAGTCCAAACGCTGTTCCTGTTATGTATGTTGTTAAGACACCTATTCAATTAAAGAGCGAAATGTTTATCACAATGAGAAATATGATTACTACTGGTGATGTATCACTTCTTACAGATACAGATGAAGCGATAGATTATCTAAATAAGGTTTATAAATTCTATAAGATTAAAGATAATGACCTTAGAAACAGACTACTATGTTCTTATGCTCAGACTAATATCCTGATTAACGAAGCTATTAACTTGGAACAGGTGGCTACGCAGGGTTATATCAATCTAAAGGAAAAGTCTGGTAGAAGAAAAGACCGTGTAATGTCTCTAGCATACGGATTGTATTATGCTAAGATTTTGGAAGATGGTCTAAAAACCCAAATTGAAAGTAGTAGTTTGCTAGATTATGTATTCTTTGCTTAATGATAAATAGAAAGGGGTGAAATTGAATTGCCAAGATTAGCTAAGAAATCTGAAAGTCTTTCAGAGCAAGAAGTAAACGCTGTTCTTAATGCTTGGGACTTTTTGGAATTTTCTAATTCCTATAGGAATCAATATTATAATAATGGATATTACACTCCTGATATTGTAAATAGAAAAATGCAGGATATTAACATGAATCCTGTAGATGCTACTGTTGAAGGCATCGAAAAAGCGTTAAAATCTCCTAAAGACAACGAGACAATTCTAAGGAATTATGCTACAAGCCTTGAAGTACAGAATATGTATTACAAGAGATTGATTAGATTTAATTCTGATATGCCTTGTTGGAATATTAGTTTTGATGTAACTAATGTATCTAAAGATTCTGAATTTAAGTCTAAAGAGTTCAAAGAAGATTTAGCCGTTCTTGAAAACTTTTGTAATAAGTTTAACTTTAAGGAAGAATTTTCAATGGCTTTGCGTCAGATGATAAGACAGGGCGTTTTCTATTGTATTCTTAGAGATGAAGGAGATAAATATGTTCTACAAGAACTTCCTCCTGACTTTTGTATGATTACTGGTAGACATAGCTATGGTTTACTGTTTGATTTTGATATGAACTGGTTTATTGGAAACTATGGTGCTGATATAAATATGTACCCTAGGGTATTTAAGAAAATGTATAATGATGTGTTTAGACGCACCAGTAACAAATATAATCCAGCATCTACAGTTGATAATAGAAATAGTACATTTGTCTATTGGCATCAATGTTCTCCTTCGGATGGATTTTGGGCTTTTAAGATTTCACCCGAAGTAGCTACTATTACTCCTTATTACTCTGCTTTGTTTCCAGAAATGGCGATGCAACCAATTGTTAGAGGACTGCAAGAGGATAAATACTTTATTGAAGCGTCCAAACTATTAGTTGGTATTATCGGTGTAAACAAAGAAAATAAGAGCGGTAATAATAATAATCAAATCAATATGACTCCTGATATTCTTGGTAAATTTTTAGGAGTTGCAAGACAGGGATTAGCTAAACAGATTGGTCTTACTGCTTTGCCTATGGATGATATTAAAGCTGTTGAGTTCGATACTAAGGAACGCAATATGCTTACAGAATATATCCAGAACATTACTGAACAAAGTGCATCATCTTCTGCTGCGTTGCTTTACGATGAAAAACTTAATGTTCATCAATCTAAATTAGCTGCCGCAATAGATGAAAATTTCATTACATCTATGTACCCTATGTTTGCAAACTTTATTGAATATTTTGTGAATCAGCAGACAAAGAAATATAAATTTAAGATTACTTTGTCTGATGTTAATACACCTGATAATAGAACTGAAAGACAGAACAAATTCAAAATGCTGGCTGAAAAGGGAATTGTAGATTTCCAAGAGGTAGCTAGAATTTGTGATATTTCTCCTTTTGAACTTGGTAGGAGACTTTCTATTAGTAAGGCTATGGGCTTTGAAGATAAACTCACAAGTCTTGCAAGTATTATAAATCCTGTTAAGACAGGAAACCAATCTACAAACACTATACCAAGTTCTAACGGACGAGGTAGACCTAGAAAAGAGGATTCTGATAACGAAAGTACTCAGGATAGTAATGCTCGTGGGTCTAATGACCTTGCTAAAGAATTATATTGAAATTTTTCACTATAATTGACGTTTCACTTGGAATTGGGGTGAATAAGATTGGAATTGATTTCAAAGAAATTGAATAATCAACTAGATGAACTTATAGGTAAAAGTTTCGCTATCAATAGGATATTAGATAGAGGTATGTCACTTCTTAATGTTAGATGGAAGATGATTAAATCTGCTAGTATTTTACATCCAAAGGTAGCCCATGCGTTTCCATCAGATATTTTTGCAGATTCTATTTCTGATTATCAGGCTAGTAGAAATATGGAAAGTATTTATCCTGCTACTCCTATCGGTAATAGAGAATATGAAGCACCAATAGATTTCTTTAAGGATTATCTTGCAGAATGTATCGAATTTGAAGATATGATTAAGGATGCTACTGATACTGCTATTGATGATGGCGACCATACTACTAAGGTTTTTCTTGATGGTCTGATTGGCAGACTCGTTCCTTATACTGCTCTTGCTATGGATTTAGTAGACCTAGTTGAAATGTGCGATAATGACAAGTTCAAACTTCTAATGCTCGATTCACAAATCGACAACTACATTAAGGTATGATTATTATAAAAAGTTCGCGAACTTGTTATAATTTTTCATATAGATATTTAATAATCAATAGACGATAAGGGGTGATGCACTTGTCATTAACTGAGAAGCAAATTAAAGACCTAAATCGAATGAACAAAGCAT